CTATTCTATAACTTCATACTTGCTCAGATCTGGAGTATCGGTATCCAGCTCTTTTACATATCTGCCCTCAGAGTCTACAAAGAAGTACAGCTTTTCGCTTGCGTCCTCTATATAGCCATTTCTGGCCATCAATCCACTTTGAGTAAGATAGTAAGACTTGCCGTCAACATCCACCCATTGGCCACTGAGCATAGCTCCGTCGGCAGGATTCGTATAATACCAGTCATACCCCTGCTTGAACCATCCTCTAATCATAAAGCCCTTTTGGTCAAAGACGTACCAACGACCATTTATGTACGCCCACCTGCCTGCAATATAACTGTGTGGAGTATCAGCATACCACCACTGGCCATCTTTTGTCGCATTCCAGCCAAGCGGATACTTTACCTGTGCAGGTCTGCTTTCCTCCGCTCTTCTACCGTCCTGTAGGGCTATAGCCGTGTGGTGGAACTCATACAGTAAGATATCGCCTCTTCTCAAATATTCGTCAGAAAGCAAATACTTAGGAGCGGTTAAGAGTTCAAATTCTCCTGTTCTGAGCAACGCACTAGCCTCATTGCCTGTGTAGATGTCTCCTGATACTCTTATGCCTGCGGCATTTACACATACGGATACAAGAGCACTGCAGTCAGTCTCACAAGGCCTATTTACAGCTTTTATATTCCAGCCATTTGCCTTGCAAAGATCATATAAAGTAGTTCTCTCATATTGATCATATCCAATATTGTCGTTTCTGCATGCATCCTCCATAGCAGCAGCAATTCTTCCTGCAATCGCGGAATTTTTCGGTCTAAGAACTTTGTTCCAGGGGCGATCATACCACTCCCTAATTGCGACTTCTTTGCCGTCCTGATCGCCTGCAAGGCCACCGCTGTATCTGCCTCTTTCGTCTCTGCTTGCTTGTCCAATTTTAATCATAGATTTCTCCTAATCGTGAATAACTTCTATTCCATACTCTTCTGCTGTAATATTCTCTATTCTACAGCCTCTTGCCGACTCCCATCCCTTTGCAAAAAATACTGCATCAGCCGTTGATAATAACTCTAAAGACTTTCCTAAAAACCACATAGGTTTAGCATCAGCTGGAGCACCTTCAAAATAGCTGTCAATTATTTCAATATCTCTACCATATTCCGCGACAATACTATCGACAATGATTTGCCTTTCCTTCTTTATTTGCTCATCAGATAAGCCTTTCATCGGCTGGCTAATAAAAATTCTTTTCATTCTATTTCTTCCTTTCTCAACTCTTCTGCTTTTTTCTCAACGCAACTAAAAAAGAGAACCTATCGGCTCTCTAAATACATTAACATGTTAAACATCATTACTATTTTCATTGTTTTTATCTTTATTATTCCCAGTAAACATGCCTATAACACCCAATGCAGACACTCCGGATAATATACTTCCTGATACTTGATGATTATTAAGAATCAAGTGTATGCCACCAACAATTATCAAAACTGCTATTATAAACCCCAAAACCTGCCCCAAATTATGTGCCTTAATATTAGCGTTTAGATACTTCTTCTCCATCTCCCTGCGGTGTTCTGTTTCTGCAATACCATTTTCTATTATTCTTTTGGCTGCATCTGGATACAGTGCGTTGTATCCTTCAAGTATTTTGGGATGTGGTAAATCTCCTTGATATATTTCAAGTCTCTGATATATTAAATTTCTCTCTGCTTCCGGAAGACTCTCCACCTGACTTACTATATTGTCTATCTCGTACTCATTGTTTAACGGCGAATCCATTTGCAACCTTCCTTATCTCAACGAGAGATTTCTTATAATCTTTTCTAATCCTCTCTTTTCCGGAAACATCCTGGCTTTTGACAGGTTCAATATTACCATTATCGTAAAAGGTTGGCATTTTAATATCCTGTATACCTTTTATAAATGAATTTAATAAACTGTTGTTTCTACAAGCCTCCATTTTGCTAACCTCCTTTTATTTAGAATATTATCAAAAACATATGAGAATATCAACAAAATTATTAATTTATAAGAAATATTAAAACTTTATTTGCCGTAAAAAATTATTCCTTATCCTCAATCTCTATAAATTCACCTGTGTTCTTCTTTAAGAAGCTCTTTACTGTAACCCATACCTTGCGTACAGGTAAGCCTGATAAGGTCATATTCTTAAGTGCTGACAAAACCTCATATACTATATAAAGTAACGCAAAAAACTCCATCACTGTAATATCTTGTAAGTGTATATATTCTCTTATAGTGCCAGGAACAAAACCTATTAGATTCACCGGGCATAAAATATCTACAAATACCAGGCATACCAAAGATAACAGCATACCAATTTTGCGGATGCCCCCATCAATACCTATGCTTGAATTAAAGTCCCTTTCCTTCGCTGCTCTTAGGCTTCCAAATACCACATCCATCACAATCATTATTATAACTAACTTGAATAATGTATTGTCTCTCATAATTTCAAAAACAGGTTTAAAAATATCAAAATGCATTACAAATGCTCCTTTCTTGCAATAAAAAAGAGGGGGTTTCCCCTCTTCATGTTATCAAAAATACTTTTCTTGTTATCAAGCTACATCATCAGATACTCATCCGTTTTCATGAACTCTTCTACCGCTTCTTTGTATTTTGCCGGTACTTCATCAATTGACATAAGTCCATACTTAATCCTTGACGCATAAAATCTCACATACACTTTTAACTTTCTTTTACTGCTCATTTCCTTCTCCTTCCTCATCTGAACTCATCAATTCAACAAGCATATTTGATAGGGCATCTATACGTCCTGTCAATGTTGCCTCTACCTGCTCCACTTTATCCATAGCCCTGAACATGAGTAATGCCTGTATCTGAGAAATTACTCCTGTCTCATCCTTTACAAAATTTATAGTGATGCCCTGCAGCTTTAGGCCTGTTACAGTCTCCTCGCTGCCATCACTTTGTACTGTCATGATTACAGTATTTGCATCTGTAAGCTTGTCCTTAAGCTCATCAAGCTTTGCAAAATTTTCTATTACTGTGACATACGTGTCGCCATAGTGCGTGCTTAACTCTATCTCCGTCTTGTCCTTTAATATTAATTTGCTCATTTAAACCTCCTAATTTATAAATTCTATATGACTTATTCCAAAAATATCATTAGTTGCCCTCACAATAGTTCTTGACGTAACCTTATCCCCAGATGGATTTATTACAGCAAAGCCTAGTACAATTCTATGATGTCCTTGCAAATCTGATACATCTACATCAACGAAATACTCAGCACCTGTGGGTATATCCAATCCTCTGGTATCCAATAAGACCTTAGAGACTTGAGGTATTATTCTACTAGTCCCTGTTTTTTTCACCATATTAGGATTTACCTTTATTTTTGTATAAGGGTTGTATTCAGCATAGTGATTCGTTGATAATGCCCATACAACACCTACTAAATCCCCCATACTATTTACAGCCCCCCAGTCACCTCCATATGGGAATTTAAGACCTAATCTTATGGTTTTAAAAGGTGATAAATTCACTGAATGTGCCAAAGTGACTGACTCATTAAGTGTACTCATAGGAGCATACCAGTGTAACCCTGTATATCTAGTGTCAAATCTTATAATACCATCTCTTATTTCTGTTGAGGGTATACTATAGTTGTTCAAATCTTTCCCCAACCCTATGTTCGCCACCCCTGAAATTAGTACATTGTCAAAGGTGGCATTCCTAAAAGGGACTCTTCCTACACTGGGGTCTTCCATAGTGCCTGTGACTCCATTTATATTTACGCCTTTTCTAATATTTCCAGGCAGCAGGTTGGGACTAGGTAAAAACGCCCAGTTAGCACCCTGTATATAATGCCCATTCGGGATTTTTACAACAATACCCCTTCCCCTACTTGCGTGAGTATCATCCCACGCAAAACCTTCACCGCCAAGGGCTGTTATAACATCACCCGTATTGCAAATCCATCTTGGAATAGAACCTTCAAATTTAACTCCGTGTTGAGAAGTTGCTGTTTGTCCTTGCAGAACTGAATCCGCTCCTGCTGTGCCCAGATTAGTTGCATCTATACACGTATGAGGATGACCATCAGCTCTGTGATAGTACCCATTACCGTGTGGGAAGTCTATCCAAAATACCGTGTTATTTCTATCAGACCAATTATCAATTCCAAATGCAGTAGATTTGTTGATTCTGTAATTACTATCTTGGGTGTTAATCATTTTGACGTTACCTGTAGTGCCTGCTATGGTAAGATTTGAAAGCATTTTATTTGGATCTACCCCGACCACATTAGCAAGGACTGCGTACGGTATGGATACATAAGGCTTCCACTGTCCATTCTGGCCATAGTATCCCGGCTCCATTCTTGCTACAAATTTGCCTTCCCAGTTAGCATTATAAAACTCTATCGCATCCATTCCGTTTCCACGGTTGACCATCTCACCTTCCACTTTTACTCCAGTCTTGCTTGTAAAAGTACAGCCTCGCAATACCTTATCTGCTGTAGCATCTCCAAGTTTTGCGGAGTCTATACATGTATGAGGCTTATTATCATATCGGTGATAATATCCATTTCCATGTGGCATATCTATCCACATTCTTCCGAACTCATCAATCCCAAACGCATTAGATTTGTTAATATTATAGTTATCGTCAGCTGTGTTAATTGATTTTATAGTTCCTTCGACAACTTCGTCATCACTGTCAGTCGTTACTGTCCTGTAGCCCTGCAAGACCTGAGACTTGCCGGCTGTAACATCATCTGATGTAACTCCACCTACTCCACCCCTTAAAAGTATCGCCTGCGCCATATTACACCCCCTTTATAAGTAGCAAAATGTCCGTTTCGGGCTTTTTTACAAAGCAACTTATCACTATATAACCATCATATGTATCTATCCTGTCTACACAACTCCAAGCCTTTTTTATAGCCTTTACTCTCGCACTGTCAGTAACCCCATCCGGTATTATGAGAGCTATCTCCGGTACATCTGTGCTCTTAATCCCTGCTAAATCTATACGCTGTGTGTAAGGCCCCTGAGCGCTAAACCTTGAAGCCGGTACTTGTATCTGCCTTGTACCGCTTACCGCTTTATCTAGCCTTGCAAAATTGCTGTTAAAGTCCTCGACATTGTAATTATCTGTCCTGTCCGGCATTTTCAGCTTTAAATTATCCGTTTCTCTCATAAATCACCTACCTTAAATCAAGCTCCGTCATTTGCTCATGAGTATACTGCTCCAATTCCTCATGAGTTTTTATCTCAAGCATCCTGTGAGTTGTATACCACAACGATACTTCAATCTCCATATTTGCCGGCACTACCTCATCTGCAAGTCTTTCAATCTCTTCCTTTAGCTCTTTTGATGATAAAGCCACTACCACGCTGACCTTGTAATGCTCCATATCTACATTTAGCTTAAAGTCTTTCTCAGAGCCTACCATAGCCAAAAGGCTACGGTAAAAAGTTCTATATGTGTAAGGGAGTCTACCCTGCATTACTCCAAGAATCCTAAGATTTCTTACATCAAGTTCATCTGTATCCTTACTTGATACCTTTAATATTTTTTCCCATCTTGCAGCAGTATCAGTATCCTGACTTAATATAAATCCGTTATCTAAGTAGCTATTGCCTTTACTCCAAAAAAGTTCAAGTTCGGGTTGTTCGGCGGTCATCATCTGATTGAATTCCGTCACATTTTTTAGAATATCTGGAAGATAGTCTATCAATTTCCTATCCATTGAAAGCACCTCTTACAGCTATGGTGTCAGGATCCAATATAGCATTAGATGCAGTACCGTTCAGCTTGGTATCTGCTATATCTTTAATGCCATTTATAGCAAGAATCTTGCTTTCTATATTTGAAATTCTAACCACTATACCATCTACAGTATCCCAAGATTTATTAAGCTCTAAAAAGTAGCTGTCAATAGCGTTTTGGATATGCGATTTCAAAGCATTAAAATTGTATCCTGAGTCATAAACTATATTAGTATCTATATTTATGTTCTTTGTTTTTACAGATTGTATATGGCAGGTATGACCTATGGAAGCAAGGCCATCACCAAGCTGGTCTCCTTTCGGATCTATCAGTTTTTGCACATTCGTAACAAGTGTTTGGCTTGCTTGCCCATACTCAGAATTTGTTATTATTGCAAGGATATGGCCTGGCAAATTATGAGCATTGCCGTCTTTTGCCCTTAAAATCTTACAACCGCCTACACCTTCAATAGCTGTGATTTTTTGGTAGTAGTCTTTTTTATTTCCGCCAAACGCCTGAGTATCAAAGGACGAATAGTATCTTTTTCTGAATTCCTCAGTACCTTCTTCATCCTCTCCGTATATCTCTATGCTCTCTATATTTGCTGTCTCAAGTCCGTCTATATACTCTATAGGTATAAGGCTTCCTCTCTCAGCATTCGGAGCTCTTCCTGCAGTCTCACAAGTGATATAAAATCTTCCTGCGCTTATCTTTTCGGATACGATCCAGTTAAATCTTGAACTTGAAAATCTTTTACCTATTTCCACATCTATGTTAAATACAGATATAGCCTTGGCATACGTTGCCTGTTTCGGTACAAGGCCTCTCTCTAAAGCCCTTCTTATCAAATACTCTCTAGGTGCAGTATCAGCAAAAGTGCAATCTATAAGGCTATCAAGTGCTATGTAAGCCTGTGCAAGTTCCGCACATACCGGAGCAACAGCAGAATAAATAACAGAGCCCTCTCTTTTGTCGATACTGTTATCAACTCTTGATAGGACTCTGTTTAATATGTTTTCATATGTATTCTCTTCAAACACTATCTAACCTCCGTTTCTATGTCTATATCGCCATAAACACTGTCGACTTTAAAATTTACAAGAAGAGTATCCCTGTTTCTACTGAATTCAAAATCATAAACAGCCGTAATTCTGTCATCCTGCAGGAGTGCTTCACTTATAAGCCTTTCCGCCTCATCCTCTACTATATCCGGGTGAGTACCTATGAGGGCCTCAAGCTCTGCCCCATAATCCCACGAATAAATTAGAAATTTATATCTTTCAGTATTCAAGATAAGCATTATAGCTTGCTTCAATGCTTCTTTTTCATCTACAAAGCCCGTTATTCTTCCTCTGTCAAAATCTATATAAAATGTATTACTTGGCTCGGCTCTATTTTCTATATTCAGAATATCTTTAGCAATTACAGGTAGCATATTCTCACCTCGCCCTGTCCAATACTATGTATTTTTGGCCGCCGTCAACTCTGATAAGAATGACCTGCTCCCCAACTTTTAAGCTGTTATCAAGAGCAATCTTACCCTGCCCTTCGACTTCTACCGAGTGCTTACTCACCATTCCTGTAAGAATGAGAACACTCTCAGGTACCGTAAGCTTCTGATCTATCCATATCTCAAGCGGATCTACTTTACTCACTCTCCCAAAGCAAAACCGCATAGGATCCTTGGATTCCACGGCTTCAAGCGCGGCTTGCTTTACCGCTTCCACAAAATCATACATTAAACAGTCCTCCTCTCAGCTTTAAAGTCATCAAATGTTCATCATTTTTGAAAGTATGAGTTACTTTCTCGGCCACCATATAGTTTGATATCTTTACATCCTCAAACTGCAGCATAACAACCATAGATGAACCTGCCTTAACTCTTACATCACCAAATGCATCTTTTACTGTGAGCGTTTTATATACCTTGTTATAATACTTAAGTAAAGCTTCAGCTTTTCTTGTGCCTGATTCCTTAGTCTCTACGCTTTCATTAAGCTGCAACACACCCCATTTATTGATATTCTCACCGCTTTTTACCAGGAAGATATCATTCGTTTTATCCTTCGTGTTCTTATATACAACCTTTACTTGATTGTAGGTATTGCTATCAATAGAGCTGTTATACTCATATCCTACAGCCGTACTCATATCTATGAGCAGGTCAAGCTTCATACTGTCGATATTCTTAAGTGTAAGCTTGCCAACATTGTCATAAAATACATATAGTTTACCTGTATTCTGCAAGGTTTCGTCTATAGCATTTTGGATAATGTCAAAGAGAGTTTTGTTCTGTTCTTCTCTGCGTGGTATCTTATATCCTGTATCCTCAAGTTCTCCGATATTAAGTCTGAAGTCTTCGGCGATAAGCTTTATAACTTCACCGACAGTCAAATTATTATATGCGTAAGTATCCTTGTTTTTTAAATATCTAAGCTGATCATATGCCGTACACTCAACAAAGCTACTATCCTGACTTGAAATCTTTTTACTGAAAAGAAATCCGAAAAACACATCCATCCCGTCCACTGTGAGTTTTACCTGATTACCTTCTTCAGCCTTAATGTTTCCATCATTAAAATATGAAAACTTTAATTTTCCCGGACTGCCTTTGCGCTCCAAATCCAACTGAATCCCTTCTTTGAGTGGCGGTATATAAGCCTCTTTTCCATTGCTAATCATTATATCTACTGTCATGGTATTACAAGCTCCCATCCGTCTATAATCAAGTTTGGGTTCTTTATTTTAGGATTCGCACTCACTATTCTTTGATATAAAGCACCGTTCCCATAATATCTCTTGGCAAGCCCCCAAAGAGTATCACCTCTCTTTACTGTGTGTGTTTTAGGTTTTTGTGCGGTGGAAGCATCCCTATTTTCTGCCACCTTGGCTTCTTCTTTTTTCTCTTCCTGCTTAGGCTGCTCTCCTACTGCAGCTGTCGGTTGAACAAACACAACCTTCTTGGTCCCGTAATGCCTGTACTCCTTTAAGGTGACACTTGCCTTTATATCCCTGCCTTCCTTTGCATCCTCTGTGATACTGAGGTCCTCTAAGGTAACTTTTATATTTGTCTTAAACCCTTTTGGTCGTTTTACTATAAACTGAAACGGCTTCTTATTTATCTTAAGTCTATTTAATTTATCCAAATAGCTTTTTTGTTTCTTCGGCCTGTTCATAGTTGTAAAGGAATATCTGTCAAAAGGTAAAAGGAGCTCAAAACTGAACTCCCTCAAACCCTTTGTTTTTATAATGTTGACCTCGCCCTCATTTATAAGAGTTACTGTCTTATTCATATTTTTAGTCTTTACACTTAATTTTGAGGGTGTGACAGGTAACAGCATATTTGCTAAATAGAATCTATACATTAACTATGCACCCCCTCTGCTCCCATCTGGACCGCCTCAACAAACTTAACAGTCAGAGTATCCAACACATTATCCAAGTCCATATTTGAACTTATTTGATTAGTCATTCCTGAGTAATCAATCTTTATCTCGGCAGTAGTGAACCTGTTAATGGCCTCCTGTTCTGCAATATCTCTCAAGTATTCAAGGTTTTCTCTTGTTTCTGCAAGTGCACCTGCTGCAGCTGCAGTGTTCCCTGCCGTCTTTCCTATGTTGTCTGCAACTCCTGCCCCTGCTCCCGTATCAAATCCCAAAGAGTCAATTCCGTCTCCATTTTTCATTGCAATCGCGTCAGACTTAAACTCAGTATACTTACTTCTTAAATCCGCAGATTTGCTATCTAGTTCACTTTTCATTCCCATGAGCTTCCAAAGCCTATCTCTTTTAGCAGCATCTTCGACAGTTTGGGCCTCTGCCAGCTCGTTTGCTCTTGCAGTCTTTTCAGCATTAAATTCTGCTTGTGCGGTACTTGCAAAAGTAACCTGCGATATAGCTTCTATGCTTACTCCTGGTATTTTATTTAAAGCATTGATAAATCCATTTATCAATCCAATAGCACCATTCACCATATTTTGTATAGTATTAAGCACATTTACTCGCATTTGACCAATATGGTTAGATACCGAAACTCCTGTTTTTTGCCAAGCCATTGATAGCTTTCCGCACAGATCCATAATAGCGTATATGCCCGTGAAAAATCCTACCTTAAGCACTTGAACCCCCACACCTATCGCCATCTGAGCAAGAGTCCAGGCATTCTTCATCCCACCTACTGACTGAATGAACCTGTAGGCAACCGCAACAACTGCTCCTATTGCAACTGCAATCCATAGAAACGGGTTGGCCAGCATACCTGCAATTGTAGCTCTATTTGCTGCATCAGCTAACCACATAGCTGCTGTCCAAGCACCCCAAGCAACGGTTGCTATTGCTACGCCCCCCGCAATTCCTACAAGTATCGGTTCTATATCATCCCAGTTATCAACTATAAATTGAGCCCCTTGGCCTATCATCTGTATTGCTGGTTGAAAAGTTTCATACAATATATTTGAAATCATAGTAGCTACCTGCGAGTATGTGTAAGGCATTGAATTAAACCGCTCATTTATTGCATCTGCTGACGATAGCATTGCACTCTTAACTACGTCTGCTGTTATCTTTCCTTCTTGTGCCAACTGCCTAATCTGACCTACCTCAACACCTAAATGGTTAGCAATTGTTTCAATTATAGTTGGTGCCTGCTCAAATATTGAGTTAAGTTCGTCACCTCTCAGCACTCCCGAGGCCATAGCTTGAGTAAGCTGTGTCATAGCTGCATCCATACCCTGTGCAGATGTTCCCGCAATTACAAATTGCTTGTTCAAAAGTTCTGTAAAAGCTACTAATTCAGATGTATTAAGAGTTTTATAGCCATTTTCGTCTATCGAGCTGAATGCATCCTTCGCCATAAGCCCCATCTTAGATACTGCATCTGCCGTAGATTGATAAGCCGCTCTTGACCTGTTCGCCGAGTCCATAATTGCATCTTGCAAGCTCTTTGTCTTCTCTAGATCTCCCGTAATCAAATTAAGTCTTGCTTGTGTTTCAGTATAGGTATCAGCCAATCCTATGATCTCCTTTGCGGAAAAAGCTAGCCCTGCTGCAGCTGCAAGCTTTAAAAAGCTTTCCCTTAATTTCTTAACTACCGCATCTGTCTGACTAGCTGCTTCACTAACACTTTCTTGGCTTTCTACAGATGTATTAAGCTCACTGTTAAGCTCTGTAAGGCTTGCTCTTGTCTCTCTCAATACCGTCGTATCAATTTGATTTGTTGATGTGGATTGCATTTGTTCAAAGCTATCAATACAAGTGAGTAAGGCTGAATTCATTCTCCTTAACACACTTGACATACCGTCTGTCAGTACAAGCTGTGATTGTATTGTAGCCATTATTCAGCCTCCTATCTCCTGATTTTGCTTTTCTGCTCATCCGCATGTTTCTTGTCGTTAAGAGCTTTAATATCAATGGCGGCAATCACAAAAGCCATTTCTTCTTCCGACATCTCTATAAATTCCGTAGGTTTCCAGTGGAATTTATGCAGACAGTAGTAAGCGTAATTGGCTTCAGGATCACCGCCGTTAATTAGTTTTTTGCTTCTTCAACCAAATTTTCTTCATCATCAAAGCCGTTTGCTTTCATGACTGCTGTTGCGTAGTCCTCAAATTCTCCCGGTGTAAGCATAGTCGATATAAGCTCTTCTGCGCTCATAACACCATAGCTGTCTTGTAGCTTCTTGTCCTGCAAATCAGGATATACCGTAGTCCTTACACACAATCTTGCAAGATATAGCTGGGAGTTAAATTCCTGCGTATACTGCCCTTTCTTGCCTGCTACCGCAACTGTTGTCATGCACCCTTTTCTTATTCTTGCATTCTCAGTTGCTGTAATGCAGCAAATTTCCCAAGGGATCGGTTTGCCTTTCTCGTCTACAATTCTGCTTGTAGCAGGATATAGGGTATTCTCAACTCTCTTTACATTTTGCGCTAAAAAAGCACTTAAATCTCTACTCATGTTCTAAATCTCCTTTTACTGCATACCTTTAAGCAATGAGAAGCTTTCAGGCATTTCCCAGTCATCAAATGTTCCTTCAATATCCTCATCAAGTGTCTCTGAATCCACATCAAACTTTGTAAGTATTCCGCCCTTACTGAGACATCCTTTAAGGACAATCGTCTGTCTTCCTACTGAAGCCGTCGGGTCCTCATTTGTAACCTGTATATCAAAGCTTGGAAGTCTTCCGGAATTCTTATACTCAAGCCACATATCTCTAAGCACTGACTGGTTGAAATGTGCTGTACCTTTCCACTCTCCTATCCATCCACTAGGCTTATTTCCCTTGCCTGTCTTCCCAAGAATAGGCACCTCTACCAGATTTATCTTCATGCTTGCCTCAAAAGAATATAACTGCATAAATTTATATCTTTTACCGTCTGCAAGCGTTACATATGCGCTGGCCTGTGCTCCTGCCAAGGCATCCAAAGCATTCATAATTGAATCGTTCATCTGTATTCCCTTTCTACGCTATGATTACATTCAAGTAAAGCTTTGTCATAGCATTTATAATATCTATTCCGTTTATGGTACAAAGGACAGACTTCTTATCATCTCCCTGAACCACATCAACCGACTTAGTATCAAAGCTTTCTATAGCACGAAGCTTTTCAAGTTCTTGATGTATCTTGCAAATATCATTCCAAAGACTGATTCTTCCTGCATTGTCGTTAGGCACTACGCCTAAATATCTTGTATTGAATAGTGCAGCTATATCATTTGCTATCTGATCTATTACCCTGATAGTCTGATTCGAACTGAACATAGAATCCTTATCGACCTTAAACGACACAAATGAATTGATATCTTCAAGAACCCTCACATCACCGTTTACATTGTGTAAAGTGAACTTACCTTGCTTAATAGCTGTCTCAAGCTGTGACTGCTTATAATCCGTGACAACCTCATATTCTCCGTCATACACGGCATTTGTCAGGCTCTTATTTACTTCACATCCTGCCTCTGCTCCTGATACCCAATACACCAAAGAATTTTTATCCGTTCCAACTACATCATTGTTTATAGATATAATTCCTTCATAGTCACTATCAGACTTATATACAACTGTTTGAAACTTTAGCCCAACTTCATCCCTAAGTCGCTTAGTATACGCCACAAACAGCTTTGTTATGGTGCTGTCAATAACGGGGCAGCACAAAATGTTAAATGAATATGCCTCAAAACTCTCTAATGCCTTTGTATATATCTCTCCTGTAAGATTACTTCCATTAGCACCTCCGCTAAGTGGCATTCCCGCTGTAACAGATAATGTAGCGGAACTTTTAAAAGTTACATATGCATTATCCTTTAGCCCTGCCATATTATCGACAGTCTGTGTATCCACTAAAGCATTATCAAGATATGTGCTCACATCAAAGGCGCTTGGCTTATCAACATTTGCACCTACTACTATCTTAATATCATTACCTCTTTTACCTGCATACTTAGCCGTAGCAAGTGTATTACTTGCGGCCGTTGCGTCGGCAGATACAAGCCTATATACAAGTACCTTAGTCGCGTGCAAGAAAACCTCTCTAAGATTACGCATGCGATCGTCATCTACTCTGTATCCAAAGAGTTCCTTTGATTTTGTCATAAAGTCTTCTCTGCTTACTTCAAAAACTTTTCCCGTTTCTCCAAAATCAAGAGCTATCGGCAGTGCCACAATGCCCCTACTTGAAAGTGCGGCATTCGCCTTTTTAGCATTTGAAAACACTGTGTAAGCTCCGGGCAATACCTTATCCTGCCTTGTCCAAATACCACCACCTAATGCCATTATTCCACCTCTCTTTTCAAAAATTCATCAATAAGGCCGTCAACTTCACCTATCGTGTAAGCTGTATCATCGTCAAGTATTACATCAAGTACATCTCCATGTCCCAAGTATCTTGAAGATGCTTTAATAGCCTCTTTTGTGTGTTTAGTTAAATCAATCTTTTCTTTTTCCAACTTAATTACCTCTGTTCAAAGATATTTGTCCCATGCTATCAGCGTTTTGATACTTAATTGTGCTGTAGTTGTATGAAACTCTAAAATGCAAAATACTGTCTACAATTTCAAAAGACTTCTCTACGGCTCGTATTGTATCTCCTGTTGAGAGCTTGATGACGGACAGCGATTCCGACAGCTTATCACCCATACAAATACAATCTTTATTTCCATTCTTTGGGAGATATATAATATCAAATGACGATACGACCCTATTTAGCTCTCCTGTTCCCCTTTTTAAATAGTCGGTATTGATAAGCCTTACTAAAAAATCACCGTCATTTAGCCCTTGCTCAACCTTATCTATGTATATGCTTGAGTCTGGCGACACGCTGTCAAGCACAACTGTGATAGCATCCAATACCAAAGATAAGTTAATTTCTGCCACTTAATGCCTCCATAAGTTTTTTCTTTACTTTTCTTTCTAACAGCTTAGGTATTGCATTTTTTAACTTTTCTTCAGATATAGTGAGCATAAGTTGTGGTTCTACATATCCGCCGTTTCTGGTTCTATGGCCGAATTCAACATAGGAAGCATATTCAACCGGATTTATAATAGTTACCGTATATATATCGCCTTCTTTAACAACGTTTATATCTGCTACCGCACCCCAGCCCCTTCTTAGGGTACCGCCAACTTTACCACTTCGGGCTGGATACCGTCCTGTGTGAGTTCTCTGTATTACCAAAGCTAAAAGCCTTGCTGCAATTTCCTTGCTGCATTCAGTACAAAAAGCATCCATATCAATATCTTTAAGGCTTTGTATCTTTTCCTGAAGGTTTCTAAAGGCCTCAAAATCCGCTCTGCCCCAACTTGCCATTAAGCATTCTCCTTTTCAAGTTCCAAGCACACCTCTTGGTGTGTTTCATATACAGCAGGCACTCCGCTTGATATATAGTCAGTGGTTGTACCGTTTTGAGTAATTCTAAGCTTAGATCCGGGGGCAATCTTAATCTCAGGAGCAATAAATAACTTAATAGTCTGTTCTATGTTCGATACGGTATCAGTCTGATTCGCTGTGCCGGAGCTATTGTATGATAATCTGCAAGGCTGATTACTTAAGACCGCTATATCTTTCAATACAGTAGCCTTAGTAACCTCATCCTTTACCTTTCCTTTTTCCAGTATGTCACAGAGTCCTCTGTATCTGCTTTCTACAGCTTTCCTTGCTTGTTTCCATGCATCTACCATTTAATTTTCCTATGTCTCATAAGTTCCACCTTCCCATACGAAATAAGATAGCTAATAAATGCTTCAAGTCTCTGCTCATCTGTCTTACTCCCCTCGCCTACTGCAAAAGCTATATTTGTATCACCCTCTTGTATCTGTTTCACAGCCATATCAAGGTTAAGCGTAGCAAGAGTATCCGGGGCAAATGTCTTCTTATGTTCTAAAAATTCACCGATAGCATAGTCAACTGTCACGAATTTCAAAGCACCCGGAATATCATCCGGGCACTTTTTAAAGTTGCAATAATTGCAAACATATTGCGCAGCCTTTTCGGCTTGATACTCTATTGTAGAGTTATCTCCTTCTGTGACGGTATACCCAAACATTTGTAACCGTAAGCCTATCAAACGAATCAGATCTTCTAATACCATACGGCCCTCCTTTTTTGACTATCCTATCTTGTGCTTGAATGCTACAATTCTGATCTGCTTTGGCTCGTATACCATCTTCCAGTTCTTTGCATTTGCAAGCTCTGCTTCTGTAGGTGTCTCCTGATTTGCTCTTGCAAGGTTCTGCCATGCAATGCCTCTTGGATGCATAATAAATGTCTTTCTATTGATCAAGTAATCAACTCCTGATCCCTTCTTCCTATCTCTGTCAACCTCAGTAGGAACAAAGCCCACAGGAGAACCGTTTCCATATGCTATCGCTCCCTGTCCGAACAAGTATGTTGTATATGTACCGCTATCAATAGGACATCCATCATCTACAATTACTCTTCTTCCCTGATATACATCAAACTCTACGTCAGTACTGTCTCTTTCAGTCTGTATGAGGTTCTGCTTCTTTAAAAATGCCTTTGTTGCACTGTGCATAGCTACTGCAGTAAGCTGTCCCTGTGCATCTCCTAAGAGCTGACAAGCATCAATAAAAGCTGATGCAGAAATATTCTTTGCAGCTGCACTTGATGCGGTGGTAATGTCAAGAATATGATCCTTTAATGGAACTTCTGTGGTGCCTCCATTTGCCCAAGAACCAAATACACCTGATAAAATCTTAATCAGTATTCTCTGATTCTCTCTTGCCCAATATCCTGCTACAAGGTCTCCTATAGCTGCCATAGGATCTACTCCGGACAATGCAGCAGATAAATCTGTTGCTGACCACATATTGGCTTTCCTGATAGTCGTAGACACATCCTTGTTTGATTTAATCTTCTTTGCTGTAAGATCATTACCCTCAATCACGTCTTCTGAAGCACCTGTTAAATCCTCAAAGAACGGCATATTGTGAATAGGTGCCGCCTCTGATGCAAGAGCATCAAATTCTGCATTGTTTGTTATAATACCTGACTGGAATAACGCAGATAATTCCATGGTTCTATTAACTACATAAGGGTTAAATAGTATAGGTACAATAACATCCGATAAAGTTGTTCCGTTTGCCATAATAATTTAATTCCTCTCTTAAATGTTTAATGTTATTCCTGCTGCAGATGCCAACTGTTTAGCCTGCACAGGATCGTTCTTCAAAATCTTTCCTTGCTCAGTCATGTTAAAGCTTTCCTTTTTCCAAGGATTGACTATACCGCCTGAACCACTACCACCGGCAGGATTATACCCATTCGGCTTGTTCTCTGTTTTGAAAAGATGCGGTAAGGATTCTCTTAAAGGCTTAAGTACATCATCAATGCCGATAGGATTACCGTCTTTATCAAAGTTAAACTTATCAAGTCCGCCCTGCTTATAGATTAAGTAATCAGAGTCCAAAGCACCTGCTTCTGTAAGTTTTGCTTTCAGCGCATAGCTCTTAGCAGTATTGGCTGCTTCCGTCTGCATAGTCCTTATTTGCTCTTCATAGTTCTTAATCTTTTCTGTAAGCTCTGTATTATCCCCGGCATTCTTTTTCAGCTCAGCGATTGTACCTTCAGCTGCTTTAAGTTCCTTTACCTTGTCATTGAATTCTGTTTTAGGTACGGCATTTTTAGGAAACTCCGACTTCACTGCGTTCATGACCGCCGTTACATCAAGCTTTCCATCTTCAACCTTTGCACCTTCAAGAATTGTTTGTAACCATTCCAACATGTTTCTTCTCCTCAATCTTTTTTATTCCGGTCTGTTCCGGTTCTTAGGATTGCCAATTTATTCACTCGGCCAGTGTAGTCGTACAAGCGGTTTTATGCCATGCTTAGGGCAATAAAAAAGCACCCTAGTTTAGGTGCTTTATTCAAACATACTATATAAATCTTTTATCTTTTTATGGTGTTTTTTTATTTCCGGTGGAGCATCTTCCCTTAAATGGTGATGACCATCTTCACCAAGATATATCCATTTATCTGTTTCCCTAATCATTTTCCTGTCATATTCGCTCAATATCAGCATCATTCTACACACCTCTTTACTAACTCTAATAATCTTTTATCCTTGATTATACCCTTTTCTTCTTGCAAAAGGACTTCTGCAATTAACTCATTTAGATTGTCTTTTTTTCTATAACCGTTATATGCATTGTCACACACAATCCTTGTAATATATGATGGGTTGTACATTTGTTGTTCAGCCACATACTTGTGTAAATCTGTTTCTAACTTATTCTTTATTATACCGTAATCATTTCCTTTTGTCATTATGAAATCCCAATGCTTTTTATGGAACATCTCATGTTTTAATATATCATCAACATTTTCAGCAATAAAATAGCCATCTTTTAACCATTCATGGACAATACTCTTATTACATAGTTGTTCATTTACATACATTAAATTTTTTGCATGGTCATAAGCTGCTATTCCAGGAAGATTTTTTGCCACAACTACTCCATCTAAACTATGTAATACCCCTTTTAATCTCATATTTTCTATGTATTTAATTGTGTTTTGCGCTTCTATTGAATTTGTTTGGGTATATATCCCACGTAAGCCCTTAACTTCATAAGCTTTTATCTTGAAATTTCCACCATCAAATATTCTGGGCTGTCCCATGAAATCAACATCTGTTTTTTGTACCTCAACAAATTTCTTCTCCCACTCCTTATAAGTCATATTACCATCAACAAAGTATTTATCGCCCTTAGCATTCCTTGCAACTCGCTCTCTGTCAATGCCTAGTTCTTCCCAGTCATCAAAATACGGTGCTGTAGTAGTTCGGCAATTCACGTGAAATGGTGGAGCATTTACGCCGATTTGCCTTTCAGACATTTTAAAAACTTTACCGTCCATATCTTGGCAAATTTCTGAAGTATGAGAGTCCAGGGTTGCTACAATCTCATATTCTTCTACATCTAATTCTTTAAAGCAATCTTCTTGCGCTCTACTTGCAAATGCAGCAGATTCAGTCATCACAAGCCTTCCCGCTGCTGTCTTGGAAACATCAAGTTTCTTTGACATGGCATTTATTATCTTGCCGGGATCTTTACCAAGGATTATACCTTGCGTAAGTGTTGTGTTTAATTCATTAATTAACTTTTGTTTATTACTCCAAACACGGTCCGAAAAGTTCTTGCCATCAGGTGCCCAAGGCCTTTTTAGTACCCCATCAATAAGTCTTTGGTTGAGTGCTGCGAAATTATGTCCAACTCCTACTCCTTTTTGAATTTCAAAAGCAGTATGCATATAACCCATACTATAAACCGCCCTCATAGTACTGTCTATGCTGTCTAATTGATTCCCAAAGGCAACTTCAACCTGTTGTTGCACTTGGAGTTTTAAGGCCTCTAAACGGCTTATGTGGGCCTTTGCAGAGGCATTCTCAAGCTGTTTCATCCACTTCCCGTCAATAGCGTTTTGTTGGCCATACTTAATATACTCATTAACATCCCACTTGAGTTCCGCCAATTCTCTAGATGTTAAAAGCCTTCTTGCTTCCTGCATGGTAATGCCGTTATTCACAGCAAATCTTTGGTACCACACTGAAATCCGGCTTTCAATCTCTTTTTGTGCTTTTCTATACTGCTCTTCAATCTCTCTATATGATACAGCTCCTTTGTCATGACAAATCTTTTCTATTTGTTCAAACCTGTCCTTCCAGTAATCAGCTGTCTTCATCCTTCTTCTCCGTAGCTTCTATTGGCTCCTTGTCTTCGTCAAAGGGATTGTAATTTATTTCGGTCGCTTCTTTTTCTTCTGCAAGCTTGTCAAGTTCATCCTGTGCATTTTTAACCCAAGGATGATTTCTGACAATGGTTTCAGTACTTATAATACCTGTAGACTGTTGAGCAATCTGTGCAGTCTCCTGGTCGTTCTGGACCTTCGTTCTTGCCCACGTTTGCAACACAACATCATCTTTTATCGGAATGTTTAGCACTCTACATATACACCTTATAAATCTACCAAATGACGGTCTAAACTCTGTTTCAAGCAATCCCGACTTTAGTTCCAATAGCGCATACAAAAACTGTAAGGCCACACCTGAACTGTTGCCAAAATTTTGAGGATCCGGATCAATACCCAACCCCTGCTCAAATATACACTTGCGTGTTGTAGTTAAAAGCTTTTCTCTTGCATCTACGGGCAAATCAATAGTTAATGTTGATACGCCCGAACCGTCGCCTTGCTCATTATCGACTTTTATAGTCTTGTAATACTTTAAGTCTGACAGGAATTCATTCAAATCTGTACCGCCGTAATTTGTCAGTACGAATATTACTTCCTGAATATCCTCAAGGTCATTTACAAATCCACTGAATATTTTGCAGTACACATCAATCAATGGTTTTATATTCTTTAAGTCATCCGTATGCACATTGTTGTTATCAAATGCAAAGAACGGTACCTCTCCTAAATCGTGTGTGTATTCATTTGATGCTTCACTCATTCCGTTGATTTCCGCAAAGAACTTAGGATATGTCTCTAAGTTGTCCTTTACCGTTCCACCTGCAATAACTCTGTATGCGGCACATTCTTTATCATTCCACAACTCGTAAACATCAAACTCATTTCCATCATCATCTATTTCATGATAAACCCTTAATACTCCAAGTAGTTTTCTGTCTAAAGACTTAGACCAAATCGGCTGTATTTGCTCTGAAGGCACTACAGCATACCTGTAATTTCCATCATCTGCAGACTTCCACACATGAATCCATCCTGTTTTTTTATTAGAGGCCTCAATACATAAATCCTTGCATACTTTAGGGTACTTATCGCTTAAGAAGGCACTCAAAGCCTTATTGGAACTCTCCGCTCCGATATCAAATACCGGAGGTTCCGTAAAGAGATAAGATGCCTTTTGATTTACAAGCAATCCGTGAAAATTAAAAGGAATACGATTATCCGCATTCCTCATAGGTTGCTCTATATCTCTTGTAACAAGTTCTCCATTTCGGTCTTTTTCAGCTCTTTCCTGCTTCTTCTTTGGTTCAGACAAAATATCCGTTTCATTTTTATAGTATCTTTCTGCTCTTAAAGCCTCAGCTTGATACTTCGCATGAACACCTGCATATGAAAGTATTAGTTTTTTTACAATTTCTAATTCCACAATCAACTTCCTCACTTCATGATAGATAAGCCTGAAGGCTTTCTAATAATCGTATAACCAAAGTATCTTACTGCATCCATTGCATGGTCAAATACCTTTACAGGTTTGTCTTCGCCCCTATCTGCCGCCTTCTCATCCCAAACATAGGACGCAAATTCCTTTAAAGTCATTTCGCATTCTGTACTAATCTTTACATTTGGTTCCTGTAGTAGTGAAGCAAAAAACCTTATCCCATCAAGCACATTATTAACAGCCTTTTTCACTCTGTATCCTCTCTTCTTTAACTCTGCAATAAAAGATGCAGCAGACGGATCCACAACAATTCTTTGTAGTTTGATGCCGTTAAGCCATTCTCCTAAATCGTCTGCATATTCTGTATCAGTCTTTTGTATGTCGCTGTCTCTTCCTGAATAATAATACTCTTTAATACAATACCAAATGCCATCAAAACCTTTTCCCCACAGCAGGAAAACTGTAGCATTTTGAGTACCGTAGTCACAGGAAACATAATAGCTGTTTGGCTGTATCGTCGGAACATCTTCAAGCTCCACTGTATGTTTCTCGCGGTCGAACATATCATAGATAAGACCTTCAGCCATCACCCAAAGTCCTAAGATGTATCTCTTAAAGAAAACTCCGAAATACATGTTCTTGTATCTGGCTTTGATACGCTCTGACAAAGACGGATTATCATCCATCGTAAAGTGAAGGTGCAATAAGTTCTTTTCCACAATCTTATCAAGCCACTTAACCTTAAACCAATGATAAGGTGAACCAGGGTTGCAGTTAAACCAAAACTTTGAGCCATCCACAGAACAACGACCTGTCGCCTGATTGACAAATGATTCAGGCATCAGTGCAACTTCGTCAAAGAATGCTCCTGCAGCAGTTATACCTTGCACTAAGTCTTGCGATGCTTCATCCTTACCACCAAATACAAAGTATTCATTCTCTCTACCATTTTTGCTGATAGTTAAATAATTCTCCGAACGGTGGTCCTGTACAAAATATCCCAAAGTTGCAAGCATCTTTTTAAGTGGACCAATAACATTTCTTCTGCAAGAACCTACTGTCTTGCCCGCTATGATAAAATTTTCACCGTCAAAACATTCCATTGACCAGGCAATATAGGCCATTGACATACTCATTGTCTTTCCGGATCTAATTGCTCCATCAGCTATAATTCCATCATGCTCTTTGATTTTATCAGCAATCCACCATGTCTGAACTTTTAACTGCTTTTTAGACGGTGGGATAAACTTAAAAGGCTTGTTTCTTTTAACTGTTCTCATCATCCCACACCTTATCTGCTAATCCCTTCAAGGCATCAACGTATGAGCTGTCAATTTCTTCGGGACTACTTGTCACAGTCTTTGCTTTCAATGCCGCAATGCGTGCCTTTTGCTCCTGTTTGTCCAGTGTCGTTTTATTCTGCCCAAGTAAATCTCGTATTTCTTTGAATGCTGATACAGCATTCTTATTGCCCGGATCCGCCGCTATATCTATCAGAGATTTAATCATCATTTCAGATATATCGCCTGTAATCATCCCTTCGGCTATCTTTCGCAAGTCCGCTTTTCTTCTACGGGCGACTCCTGAGGCTTTACCGCCTTTTCTGCCACTTTCCCTTGCTTCGTCCTCGCTTCGCTCACTAAACGGTATTAAGTTATCCTGCCCATTTGCCACTCACCTCACCTTCCCATCTGTCTATATTCGGCAACAAAAAAGAAGGCTTTCACCTTCATACTCTAAATTTATCTTGATACGAACCAATAACCACGACACTGTCGTTATTCTTGCCTATCCAGTCAGGTACATTTCCGTAAAATATTATCTTTTCAGGTTTTAAATTCTTTAACATTTCGTTATACCCGTCTAAGAACAATCTCTTTGCATCTCTATTCTTCATACATCCGACACTTGATATTGCCACAGTACCGCCAATAGGTTCTCCGTCAAAGCACCATTCATAGCTGTCGTAGTCGCTCCAAGCTATAGTCGGTATTACATTTATGCCTAAGCTCTGCCAGTACGCCGCCAACCAATGCTTTCTGTAGTGGTTATACATCTGCATTACTTTCGGATAATCAGTATACAGTGAAAAATCAGGACTCAACACATACTTAAATTTCTTCAAGATGTTTATGTACTTGTCCGGTTCTCTCCATACTCTGAAAAACTGATAATCGTCCAGAAAGAAATGCAGTCCCGTACTTTCAAATTCACCTTTGTAGCTTTTAGCATAGTTGAAAGATATCCAGTTCTTTACGCTATCATACCCACAAGGCTCAATAGCCGGGATGTCGTACTTGCCGACTACATCAGGGTAGAACTTATGCAGATTTTCCATTGTTTTTCTTTCCTGCATATCTATCCCCTACCACTTCTTTTAGCGTACCCTGTAAACCATCTTTCAACTGATTTCGTCAACCTCTTTTGAGCCCTCTCATAAGTAGTTGATGTAATTTCCCTGTCTGTAGCTTCCCCATATCCGTTCACAAATGTTTTCTTTTCTGTGGGCTCACTTTTTGCCTGTTTGGACCTTGCCTCTGCATCTGCTTTATACGCCTTGCTTAGCTTTTGAACAACATCATCTCTCTTTGATTTTGTAGCGTAATATTCTTTTCTTGCTTTGCTCGTCATTTGTCCGTCTTTATCTGTCTGCCTTACCAAGCTTGCCATTTTATCGCCCAAAGCTTTCTTTCGTGCCTCTAGGCTCTTTATAGAGCCCCCCCCCGCACTTGCTCCGCCTCCAGCACCGCCGCCTGCACTTGCTGAACCTCTTCCGCCCATAAATATCTCCTTTATCTAACCTCTTTCATATCCCTCTTTATGCATACAAAAAAGACAGCCAATCTTGACTGTCTCAAACGAAAAATAGTATGGAGTTTTGTTACATGATTTTCCTCAAATTGAGAGCGGTAAAATGTCCAAACCGCTCTCATACCCTTAAAAGGAGGATCATATGAAAAAGTATACTTGCTATCCTAAAACCTCTCTGAGATACTTTGCCACCCTTACCATATCCTTCATGATGTAATCGGTTGTAATGTGCAAAACTTTCCAGTCTTGCCCTAAGTTGTTTTTTATGACAAAGTCTTTAACAGTTTCTCTGTCCCTATTGTTGTGGAATATTTTTCCGTCTACCTCAATAACGATTTTAATATCAGGGATGACAAAATCAAGCCTGTAATTCGCTAATTTTTGCTGCGGTATGATTCTATACCCTTGATGCAGAAGCTCTATGGCTACAAAAATCTCCGGAATACTATCGTATAGCTCACATCTAGTTTTTGCAGCTTTTATTGCCCTCGAGTATTTTTCTATGTCTTTCCGCTTTACGAACATCTTTTGAACCGCTTTGTCAAACCTTTTCTCTGCTTCAGTCTGTGGGTTCAATTCATCCAATAACCTTTCCGCCAACTCTCTTTCTAGCGACTTCCATTTTTCTTTTTCAACCAATTTACAATAATCGCATTTATACGCACGCTTAATGCTAAATGAACGCTTAAACACTGGCTTTCCACACACTGTACATGGGATTTTGTACATTTTTCTACCAAATGCATCTCTTCCACATACTACATCAAGCCCCAAATAATCTTCAATCTCCGCTTTAAAAATCACTATGTTTACACCTTTCCACAATACTAATTGTACTACATATGGGGGTTCATCGTCAAGCACTTTTACTATATATAGTGTTAAACTTTTTTCCTGCCCTTTTCAACAAACTTCTCACTCCATCGATAGTTAACCCTGTAAACTCAGATAGCCAACGCAAACTTTTGAATTCTACATATCTTTCCCTTAACACCCACTTATGCTTTTCATCCTCAAGTAGATCAATTAAGTGTCTCGCTTCTTGTTTCAGGCTCCAAAGCTTATCAATGTCCGCATTAATTTCATCCTCCAGCTCGTTTATTTTTATCACGACATTTTCAAAGCCGCTTCCGCCTCCGCTCTGAACTCGCTCTGAATTACTCACCGTCACTTTAGTTGCAAGAGCCTGTATCCTCTCTCGTTCAAGCAACTTTGCATTTATCATATTGTCTAATGTCTTCAGCTGTCTTAAATACTCCTTTGCCGTCACTCTTTTACCTCCTCCCAGTACCATTCCATCCAGTTTGCCGCCTCTTCCCATGCCAACTTGTCAATTTCTTCTTTTGTGGCGTCATCTTCAACTTCAAGCTCAAACTCAACTTCACTTCCGACTACATCCGTCATTATTACACCCTTAATTTTTCTCACTCTTCATCTCCTTTTCCAACGCTTCCAATATAGCTTCTACCCTCTTTTCTCCTAAGCCTTTTACACTTAAAAGAGTTTTTCTTACTTCTGCTATATCAATTCCAGGCACAGACTTTACTCCATCTGTGTAGCCACTCTTGTAAATGCTCTGTATATATAAGTTCATCTGATTGTGATCCATCTTTTTAATATTCTGATATTCCTTACGATTTATCACCACGTCTTTTTGTATCGCCATCATTCCTCCCACTTTTCGCAACCCTGCAAGTCATTGCACCCTTCCGCATCTTCGTTTAAGCAAAGTCTTATGTAATCGTCATACCATTCGCAAAGGGTGCAGACCCTCGGCCGTTCATCCACTTCTTCGTAGTCATACGCAATTCTATCTATGACTTCTTCAAGAACCCGCTCTTTAATTTCTTTGTCCGAAGCGTTGTCGTCTATGGATATGCCAACAACTTCGTCATTCAGGTATACAACTATTTTTCTCATACTCACCGCCTCATTTTAACAACTCACTTAGCTTCTGATAAGTTTTTGAAATTTCATTTTCGTATTCCTCGATTTGATTTCTGAGCTTTTCCTCAATCAAATCTTCTACTTCTTTTATATCGTTGTCACGTAGATTTATAGGAACGTTTTCTCTAAATTCTCCTTCGTCGCTACTTCCGTCAAATGATATACGATGACAATGAAAGCTATACAGGAATTCAAGTGTGTCCATTGCAACATCAATCTCATCTTCGTAAAAACTTATATTTTTTTCAAGGCGATTTATTTCATCTATTATATCTTTCAGTTCTTCTCTTCTCTTATCTTCCATCATTTTCCCCTCTCTGCTCTTCACCTCCGAACATAAGCTCTCCACCGCAAGCAGAATATCCCGCAACATCAATCCAACTATCTTTGTCTCTTCCCTCACTTGACTTTATTCTTGCAGTCTTCAACAATATCATCATTGCGGCCACCTGTGGCGCTGTTATATTTATATCTAAGAAAACACTCCACAGCTTTGCTATAGTGTTAAAATTATCTTCTGGCTCTCCGTACTGTAAATTTCTATCACCGCATACACATTTTTCTGCTTCTGCTAAAAACTCTTTTCTTGTCATTCGTTAATCACCGTCCTGTATATTGCTGTTTTTCCATCTTTTGACCTTAAAATAACCATTCTAGGAAAGCCGTGATTTACCCAGTCGCAAGGTTTGTACTCCGCTTTTTCAACCACAAGATCAGTCTTGTGTCCTTCCTCACACTTTTTCGCTTGCTTCCGGTCGCTAAAGTCGCTACCGCATATTTCGCAACGATAAACTGTACATTCCTTCATTGTTCTTTCTCCTTTATCTCCAGCCAAAATCCTTCAACTCCATCTTTCTCATAGCAAAAATCCGTATCATATCCCCCGGCTTCGTATTCGTGCATCGGCTCTATTAAGTCGTCGGAATCTTTGCACCTGATATATCTAACTTCTGTCATTACTCATTCTCCTTTACTCGTGTAGCAAACGCTAATCCTAAAAACTCATCAACTTCTTTTATGTAAACGATGTCGCTGTTTTCACAGGCATAATATCTTATACCCTGCCCGAATGGTTTTATAAGTTTCTCATCTACAAAAATTGATTTACCATCTTTTGTCTTAAATTCTTTCAGCTGTCTTCCGTCCGACAGAATCTTTATCATCTTTGTATCTGTCAGCTGATCTGCAGTCTCCGCACTTTTGAATATGTTCTCTACCCTCAGATTACCAACTTCTGCAAACGCAGGATTTAATAAGCTATACTTCTCCGGTATCAGGTATATTGATATGCCTTTATACATAAGCAATGTATATGTGTTTCCGCTTATTGCGACAGTGCTGCAAATTCTATAGTCTGCTGCTTTGCCTGTAATTTTTGACTTATAAATATTTTTTACAGCATCTGCCTGTACTTTTCCAAAATCTATCATTTTTTCAATCTCTCCTTTACTTCTTGTATTCTGGCCTTTAGGCTGTCAAGCAAAGCTTGCTGTGTATCGCTCTTGCCCTCAAGTGCTTTGGCCACATCCTCGTCACGCTTACCCTTTACGAGTAATTGATGAACTATAACCTTTTGCTTTTGTCCTTGTCTGTGAAGTCTTTTAAGTGCCTGCTGATAGAGTTCCAAAGACCAGTTAAGGCCAAACCATATCATGTGGTTACCACCATCTTGTAAGTTAAGCCCATAGGCTGCACTTGCCGGATGTGCAAGTAATAATTCTATTTTTCCATCATTCCAGTCCTTCTGGTCCTGTACTGTCTTTAACTCTCTGCAGTATGGAAACTCTTTCATGATTCGTTCTTTGTCGTGTTGGAAGCTGTAAAACAATAAAATATTGTGCCCTTTTAAAGACTCTACAATCTCTTTTAATGCTTCCATCTTGCAATCGTGTATATGGTGAACCCCTCTGTCTTCGTCATAGACTGCACCGTTACAAAGCTGTAAAAGCTTATTTGAAAGTGCTGCACCGTTTGTAGCGGATATCTCTCCTTCGGGGATTTGCAAAATATATTCTGTTTCAAATTCTCTGTAAACCTTATCAGCTTTAGGATCCAAAACCACATACACTGGATTTACCACAAGGTCAGGAAGCTCTAAATAATCACTTGCCTGCATTGATATGCAAAGGTCTGATAACTCTTTAGATATAAGCTCTTTGGCTCCATCTTTAGGTGTATAGTTCTGTCTTCCTGATGCATCCGCTGTGTAGCTGTCGAAATACCTGTTACGGTATTGAGTAATAGTCTTATAAAGCCTTTGCCCTTTATCAAGCAGATACACTTGCGCCCACAGATCCATTAAACCGTTAGGCGCTGGAGTTCCTGTAAGACCTATAATTCTATCTATCCTTGGCCTTATAGCTTTCAAATCTTTAAATCTCTTTGCTTCTCTGCTTTTAAAACTTGAAAGCTCATCAATAACCACCGTATCAAAAGGCCAATCATTTTTATAATGATCCACAAGCCAGGATACATTTTCACGATTTATAACATAAATGTCCGCAGGCTTGCAAAGTGCTCTAATCCTCTTTGTGCTGCTACCAAGGCAGGTGCTTATTCTTAAATGTTTTAAGTGGTCCCACTTATCCGCTTCAAGTGCCCAAGTTCCTTCTGCAACCTTTTTCGGTGCTATGACTAAGGCTTTTGAAATCTCAAAGCGGTTATAAAACAAATCATTAAGTGCGGTTAAGGTAATTACCGTTTTTCCTAATCCCATGTCAAGAAACAGCCCGATTTCTTTTTGTGCTATTATCTTTTCAATGCAGTATCTTTGATAATTATGTGCTTTGAATATCATCTAAAAATTTGTCTACCCCCTCTTTACTGTCGATCACAAAAACCCTGCAACCCAAATCCTTAAGCCTGCCTATCTGCCTGTCCTGTAGCTGGCTTGTTTTTCCTCCGGGTCTTTTAAGCTCTACGAAGTAAATTCTGTTTCCTGGCATTACTATAAGTCTATCGGGTACCCCCGCGTTGCCTGGAGATGTAAACTTGAAAGCTATACCCCCCAGCTTTTTCACTCCAAGTCTTAAATACTCTTCAATCTCTCGTTCTCTCATTTTTTCTCCTTAGGGGGCAACATTAATGCTTTTCCCTATATATATACGTATTAGGCGTATTAGGCGCGAAATACATGCTCTAATTTCTCTATTTTATATAGTTATATACAGAATGTTGCTGTTGCCCCTACTGTATAAACCCTTATAAATCAAGGCTTTAAGGGGCAACATTAGGGCAACATTCTAAACGTCAATGTTGCCCCTGTGAAATTTTAGAATGTTGCCCTTAGGCCCTAATGTTGCCCCCGAATGTTGCCCCTAAAATTCGGTATTTTTGTACCCTCTTTGGTCTCCGTGGCACCCGAATTTCATAACCTTGTTACTGTATTTAAATCCCTTTAGACTACTTAGAATCCCATTTATTTCTATAGTATCCTGCCTTCTTGCCGTGCTTGCGTCTTTGCCAAAACACTCTGTCCAGATCTCCGCTGCACATATCCTATCCCTTTTTACAGTATTGCCCTTGTATGTTTTGTACTCAAATGTCCAGTAAGCTCTTCTTTGCTCCAGGCTGTATGTGTTCCATCCTTCCGGTACTTCTTTCTCTACGAACTCCCTTACCATTCCTGTCTTAATAGAAACCTCTCTATGCTCTTCTTGTACAAGTCTTGCCATAGCTTCTATATCTTTTGGTAGGTGTAATTTCTCACCTAACTGCCAGTAAAAGTACGCCTCCGCCCATATCTGGTCTTTTTCTTTTGGAAGGTCATTAAAAACAGATTTCGTGGTTTTAAGTGGGTCCGCATCTACTGGCCAAAACCTACGGCTCCCCGTCGGGTCTCTTAGGTACTCACTATCGTTTGTAGTTCCAAAGAATACGCACTTTCTTGGAAACTGCGCTGTTCTTCTTCCATACGCTTCTCTGTATATGTCGTCAGTCTTTGAAAGAAACTGCTTTACCGTATTAGTCTCTGATTTGGACATACCACTAAGTTCCCCAACCTCTACAATCCATCTACCCTGAATAAGCTCTGCCGCTTCTTTACCCTCAAAAGTCATAAGGCTGTCGGAAAACCAATCGCCGCCCAGTATCGCAAAGAATGTACTTTTACCTATGCCCTGTGCCCCGGATATAATAACCATATTGTCAAACTTAGCCCCCGGCTGCATCACTCTTGTTACTGCTGCGACAAAAGATTTCTTTGCTACTGCCTTTATGTATAGGCTGTTTTCAGCCCCGAAATAATCTATAAATAGATTCTCAAGCCTTTGTATACCATCCCAGCTAAGCCCAGTTAAGTAGTCTCTAACGCTATTAAAAGCATGCTTGTGAGCGCACAAAGCGGTTGCGTCGTATATCTTATCCTTGCCCGTGATTCCGTATACGCTCTCAAGGTACCATCTAAGGCCTGCGTCATCTGTATCATTCCACTGTCTTTTTTCTTCTTCACTATTCCAAGGAAGCGCTCCCAGTGCGACGCCTCTGCATGCGAATTCATCAAGAGCTATTTTATCTTTTAGTAACGGATCGTTATCGAGTATCAGGCTTATATTGCCTATTGTCTTTTCCACCGCTCCGTTGCCATTGATTTTAAGCCCTGACATCCAGTCGCTATTATCATCTGTTATGTCGGTTTTAAACTCTCCGCTTGCCTCTTCGTATCTCTCTTTAGTTAAAAGTACAGATACCTCTTTAATGCCCCTTACAAGCTCTGCCATTGCCATATAAGAAGGTAATTTATTTGTCGGTGTATCCGGCTTTGTATCCGCATCCAAGTCACTGAACTTATGAAGTCTTACAAGGTCCCAAGCATTGCACAGTCTTCCGCTTGCAGGGTCTGTAGCATGATGCGAATATAGCCACAGCCCGTTGTATACGATTGCACCTCCTGCGGTTGAACCTCCTGAGTAGGTATATCTGTCCTCATGTTCTGTACTTAAGTAAGCCCCCGGAATAAGTTCGTCCATAGCCCTGTAAATGTCATAAGTTCTACAAAAAGCACCTATTATTCCGCTCTTCTCTCTGGGATCCTGTTGCTTGTCGGCTAAATGCGTATACTTTTGAGCCTCATTCGGCACAAGCGGCCATTCTAAATGATTATGCCAGTCGTTGTATATAGCAAGCACACCTCTAGGATCTAAGAATCCCCCGTCAAGAACTTTAAAAACATATACACTATCACTGCTACAGCTTGAGTTGTACATAAGTCTTGAAGCTTGGAATGTTGTCGGGTCTGCCCATTCTATTCCTATAAGCTCCGCAACTTTTCTTGCTATCGGCTCATACTCTTCAGCTGTTACAGTGTTTGCAAGTGGAATAATTACTCTGAGTCTCGGTCTTGCAAGTTCGTGCTTCCTTGTACTATGCACTAAAAGAGCACAGCCAAGCAGGGATATTTTCTTTAAAACCTCTTCCGTCATTCCGCTTGGGATATTATCGAGGTCAAGCGTAACTAAATCCCTACTCTCTACACTTCTTGCCCCTCTACGACCGTTTATGAGAGCACCACCCACATAACCGCCTACGTCTTTAAGTTCATCCTGCTTTGATTTAGGAAGGCTTAAAAAGTGTTCCAGAGTCTCAGGCGACCTTACCGGGGTCTCTAATTTTTTTATAAATTCCGACCACCATATTGTCTGTCTCTGCCACTTGGTAGAGAAACGACTGGCAGCAATGGAAATAGTCAGCTTTTTATCCGTCATAATTTAGTCCTTCTTATAAAACATTGATTCGAAACCGTCGCCACGTAGTATTAACCCTTGCGCCCACGGCACAGGTTCAGCCATTATATCCGTAAGCTCTTTGAGTTCTCTGTCTTTAGGGCTGTCAATGACCATTTCATCATGTATATGCATTACCACCTTAAATCCCTTTGCTGCAGTCTTTTTCATACTTAACGCTAAACAGTCTCTTGCTATCGCCTGTACGATATTCTCGACTATCTTTCCGCCGTAGGTGCCTATTTCGCTCCATTTCTTAGTGCCCTGTTCCACACCCATGTAAAACATCTGGTCTTTACCCTTTTCATTGATCTTAAGTGTAGGGTTTATATAAAATAACTCTCTGCCCGAAGGCAGTGTAATTATCATAAAATTATCCGTTTTTCTGAAAGTGCAACCGTTTACATTCTGTGCCATACCTGTACGAACTGCTGTAAGAACTGCATTCTCACACCTATACCAAAGTTCAACTATTCTTTTGTTTGAACCTCTCCACCTTGCAACAATGTCAAAAAGCTCATCATCACTAAGCCCCATCTTGTCGGCGCCCATAGCCTTTAGGGCTCCTACGTGGCCTTGGTACCCAAGAGCAAGTTCCGCAATCTTTCCTTTTTGTCTAAGTTCATATTCCGGATTACCTTTTTTAATCCTGTCTATAGGCACTCCAAACATAGCAGAAGCGGAAGCTTCATAAATCTTGCCGTGCGTGGCAAATACTTCTTGCCTCCATCCCTCTCCTGATAGCCAAGCAATCACTCTTGCCTCTATAGCAGAGAAGTCTGCAACAATAAATTTATTGCCCTGTGCAGGAATAAAAGTAGTTCTTATAAGCTGTGATAAAGTATCAGGAACATTCCCGAATATCATTTTTATACCGTCTAAGTCCTTAGCCTTAACTAGATCTCTTGCAAGCTCTATCATATCCATATGATTTCTTGGCAGGTTTTGCACTTGTACAAGTCTGCCTGCCCATCTACCTGTTCTGTTACCACCGTAAAACTGCAAAAGCCCCCTTATTCTTCCGTCATCACAAAGAGCATTTTTCATTGCGTCATACTTCTTTACAGATGTCTTTGATAGTTCTTGCCTTATTTCCAACATTCTTACAGCGGTATCATTGTTAAGGTCTTTTATCATACCCGAAACCGTTTCTTTTCTGAGATTGTCCACCTCTTCGCCTGTCTCTTCCTCAAGCCATTTAGATAACTGCTGAACCGACTTAGGGTTGCTTAGCCCTGTAATCTCTTTAGCCTCTTCCATAAGGCTCTCTGTAATAGCCTGAGAACAATATAAAGCCCCTTCAATAAGTTTTTCATCCACAGCCACACCAGTATTGTTTATTGTCAAATCCAGCCGCCATAGATCCATCTCGTCGGTCGGTACCGGGTATTTATCTAAAATGTTTTTTATAGACATTTCAGTCACTACATCCTGCTTGCAATACTCTCTAAACAGTTGCCATTTTTCAGGTTCGTGCTGCGGAAGTATTCTTACCCTCGGATCCGTTTTTGTTGGCTTATGCGGTACACAGAACTTGCGTATAAGGCTTAAGCCTACTCCCATTTTTCTTTTATCCTGCGGTAAGCCTATAGCCTCTCCTATGGTCGCCAATCCGCCGGGATAGCCTAAATATAATCCGTGGTGCATTGTACAAGCCCAACCATCTAATGGCAGTTCGTGCCCGTAATATTTTGATAAACAAAGCCACTCAAAGGTCGCATTGTATGCACATTTTTCTATGTCTTGCGAGAGTAACAGACTATAAAGTAAGTCCATACCGGCTTTAAAATCAGACTCTGTAAAATCAAGGATCTGTACGGGCCCTCCATCTAAGCTATACGCTGCAAGCATTATTTCAAAATCAGGAGAGCGTACATACGCGTACGCTCCTGCTTTTTTAATATCTACACTGCTATAGGTTTCCAAGTCTATCGACAGCCTAATCATAGGCCCATAACTTCGCCCTGTACTATGGGTTGCCCTGTTATAGGGTCAATTTGTGGCTGTGCAGGTTGCTGTCCGTACTGTGGCTGTGCAGGTTGCTGTGCGCCTCCAAAATCTTCAGAAGCTGACGCCTTAGAGCCTCCTAAAGGTGCACCATCTTCAAGCTTTTGTACATTGTTTAAGTAGCAACCGATTCCTCTTTTTCCTGCACTAAAGTATGGAGCAAAGTTCACTGAAAGTCTGCCGTACATCCCTGAATAAACTTCTGTTGCACTCATTATTGGTTGTAAGTCAGGACCTACTATCTCAGGTCTAGGTCTTGTCGGGTCTGCATTTGTTGACGCTGTAAACACCCAGCATCCTTTGCACTCATCACCGTAAGGCTCTCCGCTGTCTTTCACTCCGTCCCCGTCATGAATCGGTGTAGGTACTACCGGAGGAACTACCCCGTTCCATTTTCCGTTTCTGCCCTCTTCTATAGCCTGTGCTATGGCTGCATCAATAGCCTGCTTTGTCTGTATATCAGACTTTGGCAACAGTGCTGTTACACTATATTTACTGTTTCCGTTTTTGTCGTTTCTTGGGTTTAAAAGTGCCACATAACTAAATCTTACTTTTCCTGTTATTACTTTACTCATTTGTTGATTCCTCCTTGAATTCATCTGCTGCTTTTAATTTAATTGATTCTCTTTTATCACTATCAGGTACCAATGTTGGCTTACCTGTACTTGTTGTTACCATATCGCCTACAAGGGCGCTAAATTCTTTCTTACCTATCTCTTTTTCAACTTGGGCAAGAGTCAATGGGCTCTTTATCCACAAAATTTCTTCACTTATGCCACTATCTGTAAGCTTTTTAAAGGCTGTATCCATATCAGTCCAAGCCCTTGTTTTTCTTCCCTCTACGGCCTTCCATCCGGATATATCATTGCCTTTTAATACTTCCGACAGTGCGTACTCTTCTAAGGCTTTTGCCCAACTTGCGACATCTTTTGCCGTCTGTAATATCTGCCCGATTTCTTCATGAGATAAGAGTTCTGGCTTTTTAAAATCAAGCTTTGCTAACTCTCTGCATTTTTCAGCGTGTTTCTGGCATATTGGTTTAGCTTTGCAAAAACCACACCAAGATCCTTCTTTTTGTTCTCCTGCACCTATGTACGCCATTTCTATTGTCGGTCTTATGCTTTCTCCCCAAGCCTTTAGCTCCTGTACACTTGTTGTAAATGTTCCACCGCCATCTTTGTTTCTAGGCTGAAAGATATGCATATGCACAGTCTGAATATTGTAAAATAGCTCATATTCCCCAACAGCGCCAAGTGCATACAGTTTTAACTGTGGATTATCTTCTGCACTGACTGCAACATTCTTCCCATACTTTAGATCCACTATGTGTAAATCGTTACCCGATATTATAATGCAATCTGCCGTGCCAAAGCCTTCAGGGATATGTGCGGATAAGTTAAGCTTTACTTCTACAGCGATATAAGGCTTTTGTGCGTATGAAAGCACGATACCTCTTATATACTCTGCGTATTCGTCTGTAAGAGCGTCCATCTCTTTTTGGTACATACTATTGTTTGTAAAATCTTTAAGTATCTTATTAAAAGACCTTTTTGGTAACGGATCTATAAGCATATTTCTTACTTTAGCCTCTGCTATTGCGTGTGCCAGAGTACCTTCTTTTGCACTTTCCGACGGTCTATCTTCAAAATTTTCTTCAAGCCTTGCACTTGGGGTGCACTCTAACCACCTGTGTGCCCCCGATGCACTTAATACTGCATGCTTTGACATTAAAGTTTTACCCCCATCTTTTGCAACTCTGCTGCAATCTCAGGAAGTTGCGCCGGCTGTAACTGAGTAAGTGCCGCTACCCCAAATCTTGCTAAAAGTTGTTGGAACTCCCCCAGTCTTCCCGCATCTTTAAGCTGAATTGCACCAACAGCTATCTGATCAATAGAGTAGGTAGGCATTTGGGTAGGTGCCTGTGGTGTAACGGGTGCCTGTGGTTGCTGTATTGCAGGAGCCTCAGGAATAACGGGCATACTAGGCTTAATATCCGTATGCGCGGATACTGACGCCCCTACGGCTGTCTGATTGCCGAGTATCTGCTTTGCAAAAACTACCATCTCGTCAAAAGTTTCAAAAGTTAAATTAATCATTTCTAGTTTCTCCTTATATTTAAAAAACAAACATTGCAACTACTGCTAAATTAAGTGCTACTACCCCTATAAAACCCGCCCAAAAAGCTCTTTCTATACCATCTATAGAATCTTCAAGCTCGTCAATTCTTTTTCTTAAAATCTTCACTTGCTTGCCGTGCTTAACCTCAAGGGCATCTATATTTCGCTCTATTTTTCTACCTGTCCACACATCCGGCACAACTACGCTATTTTCTTTTAAACTAGACATTTAAATCCTCCTTTACTGAGAAGCTTTCTTCCCAGTTCCTTATCTTCTAATAATTCCTTTAGTGTTTTAGTCTCTAACATTTTACTTAATGCAGGGCTACTTAATATCACTCCTGATGTACTATCCGTAAGTATCTGACCAATTGTAGCCGACATAGTTCTCTCAATCCTTTTTATCCTGATAGCTCTCTTCTTTTTCTTGCTGTAAACGACTTCTTCTTTTTCCTCTATAACCTTTAATTCGCACCAATTGTGGTATTTCTTTTTAACAGTAACCTCACAGATTACATCAGTAGGCACGGCGTTTTCTTTTATAAAAAGCTCACACTTCATCATAAACCCGTCGCCCGGCTGTATGGCCTCGTGGATCTCTTTATACCTTAGTGCGGGCTTAGGACCGTCAACTATGTGTATAATTGTATTATTGTGATGTACTATCATATCTTTTTCCTCGCATGTGCCAGTGCCTCCTCTTTTGATATCCAAAAGTAAAGGTCTGTAGAGCTTGCCTTGAACCTGTCTACTTCATAGTCGTTATCTCGTACAACATCATTCTCAGTTAAGATGTAATTTCTGTTTTTTAAAGTAACCTCAATCGGATCATAGCCATCTTTCAATCTTTCTATAGATTCAATAAAAAGCATTTCTGCTCTACATTTTCTTGTTGTTCCTGAGCTTCTCTGAGCCCATGTAGGAATAGATACTTCTACTAAGCAGTCATTGCCCTTAAAGTCCTCTCCTATCGTCCATCCTGTAAACTCTCCCTCCGTCGGGCATACGGGATAAATACCTATGGTATTATCAAACTCAGCTGTAATAATGTTTGTATCCTGAAGATTTGCCTCAGTCAGATTTGCCAAAGCGAATGACGCACTGTCCAGATCGGCACCCTCAAAGCTTGCTTCTGTCAAATTAGCAGACAAGAACAATGCATCTTTGCAGTTTGTCTCATTAAAGTTAGCACTCCACGCATTGGCGCATGAGAAATCTGTATTCTTTAAATTTGCGCCCTCGAAATTTGCACTAACAAGAACTGTATCTATAAAGCAAGCTCCCTCAAGGTCCGCACCTGCAAAGTTTGCTCCTGTCAGGTTTTGCCCTTTAAAGTTCCATCCCCTCAGGTCCATATTTGCGAAATTGTTGTCTAAAACCTCTTTTAAATCCTTTTTCATTTATCCTACCTCTCTCACCATCTTCCACCCTGCTCCCCTTGCAGGCCTTCTTCTCTGACTTGCAAATTCTGCAGTCTGTAACTTTATCCTCTTTGCTATCCACTTATCAAAACCAACCGTGTCGAATATGATAGTTGAATTCGGCTTTGATGGGTCTATCTTAGTGGCGAAATTCTGCTTCGGATCTCTATAAGCTTCCATAAGCAAAGGTATAGGAAATCCCATTGTCTTCAGTTCTGACATTTTCATAATTTGTTTCGGAAACTCCATATCTACCTCCTTAAGGTATAAATTCAATATCTCTGACACCTTTTCTCTGCTTAAGTTCTCTAATCAGCTCTCTATCCGAAAATTTGTCTAATCCTGTATCTTCGTAATTTATAAGTTCTACCAACTCATGTGCCACTATTGAAACTTGTTCGGCTGTTCCTTCTTTAGTTAAACGCTCAATGTATCCAAGCAGTATCTTTTCTAAGGTTTCCTTGCTACTTTCTTTTTCACCCATGTTTATGTATCCTCCTATTTACTTTCCCTCTAATCTCTCCTAAACTATCCTTACAGGCTATTGCCGTAGCTGAGTAAACGAAAGGAGGGATATGAGTATGACTAAAAATGATTTCAACAAAATTATTGAAGACGGATATACAAATGCAATTTCTAAATTTTCGGATCCTCAGTATGTTAAAGAATTTCTTAGTAAACATGCTGGCGGTGATAATAAGATATCAACCGAGAACCTAATTGTTGCGTCAATCCTTATGTCTGCTGAAATCACAAAAGAAATGATTATCAATTCACTAGAAAAATTTGTCGTATTTGATGACTGATTTTTTCTGCGAAATCCTCAGTATTAGTTTCACCATCTAACCAAGGGTGAACTACATTTTTGACATTTCCAAAATTTTCAACCCTGATAGTAACCTCCAACGTTTCATCAGGGTTGGACTTTCTTAACTTTCTAACTGCTTCCACTATTCTCTCTATGTCAGAGATATGGCTTGTTACTATTTCTATCTTTATTGGATTCGTTATCATCTTCCCTCCTAACTAACCTTTTCTTCTACCTGCTTCCCTAAGAAAAGATTTACAAAATACACTTGTCCTTTTCCTGTTACCTTTGTGGTCTTTGTTACCCTCACGCTTCCGTCAGGATTATTTATCGTGCTTTCCTTTACCTCAAACAGGCCTAATTCCATAGCCTTTTGTGTAGGTAAGTTCTTGCTGCTTCCTGATTTCATCAAGAAGCTTCTCTGTCTTAGTTCCTCAAACAACCTCTTTTGCCCTGTATCATAGCCATTCTGCTTTAAAAGCTTTGCAAGGTCTCCGATAAGTATTGATGTATCACTTGCGGATACCGATTTAGCAAACAAGGCTAAAGGTTGCATTCTTTCATTTTCAGCCTCTAAAGCTTTCCTTGCTTCCCTCTCTTCTTTTAGTGCCTTGAAAGCTGCTATGGCTATATCCGGATTATCCAGTAGTTCTTCTTTAGCGTATAAGCCGTGCTTGCGGATAGATGGAAGAACTTCTGATGTAACCCATCTTTTAAACGCCTTTGCGTTTTGTAGCTTACTTGATAAGATAAGGGAATATAGTCCGCTTTCGTTGATGACAGTCAGCTCTTGACTTCCTCCAAGGGTGTCACATTTCGTTACCCCCTTATCCTCATCATCTATGTGGTCGCCTATCGCTTTTCTTGGATTACTGTATCCCAGTACCTCCGCCACATCTTTACCCACGAACCAAGGTTCACTATCAATTTCCACCGTTCGGATTTCTCCAAACTCGCTGTTTTTAAAAATCTTTAATCTATTCAATAAAATCACCTCCTAATCTGTGCAGCTCTTTTTAATTCTTATGTTCTCGATCGGCATTTTGTAAATCTCAGATAATTTTTCAAGTTGAAATGCCGGTATTGCTACTTTGCCTTTTTCCCAATTCAGGATTGTTTGCTGTCCTACTTTTAATTTCATAGCTACTTCCCTTTGGCTAAGCTCTGCATTCACTCTTGCCGCCGCCAAGGATATTTTTAATTCACTTATAAAATCACCTCCTAAAATTCTCTTTATATATTTACTTTGCTCCTAACCACCTTTAAACTGTCCTCACAGGCTCTGCCAAGCCTGAGGTTAAAGAAAGGAGGTTTTAATGGACGATCGATTTTTTGAATCTTGGAATCAAGAGATGAAAGACGACATAATGTATTCAGCTCTCGATGAATCCATAAAAATAATCGAATACCTTGAAGAAACTAACCAAAAGCAGCATAAATACAACATAGCTATTTTAGTGTTTACTATTATCAGTTCCCTGTGCGGTATTATTTCTGTTGTCAGTTTGTTCTTTAAGTAAAGCCTTTATTTCCCTAATTTCTTTTAGGGTTTCTATGTGGAGCGACAACCTATAATTGTTATTCTCCTCCGCAAGTCGCTCCCAGTAGCTTAAAAGTTCATCTGTAAGTTCCATTTTCACCCCCTTTTTAAACCGCTTCTTTTTCTCCTAAAAGCTCTTCAATCGTTACCCCAAAATAGTCGGCTACTTTTTTCAAGTTTGCTACTGTCGGGGAGCTGTTATCCCATCTGGATATAGTGCCGTTTCCTATCTTTGCTTCTTTCTCAAGCTTTGCAATTGCTATTCCTTTCGCCTCGCAGAGTTTTTGTATTTTCTCTAAAATCATGCAAATCCTTTCCTTTTATAAAATTCTTAGAGAAAAATCATAATATCTATTGACTAATAATAGAGAATAATCTAATATATGTATGTCAGTACTTTATGAGATTACATTTTATATGGCTTTTCTCTAAGTCATAAGCCTAGTATATAGAGTAATCTCTAATTTGTCAACAACTTTTTTAGGGTTTTCTCTAAAAATATTAGGAGTAACTATGTCAACAGTAGATAAAGTAAAGAGAATATGTAAAAATAGAAAAATACCCATATCAAGGCTAGAAAAGGATTTAGGATTTTCTAATGGGTACATAAACCAATTAAGAAAGGGAACCTTTCCTTCTGATAGGCTGGCTCTAATTTCAAAATATTTAGATGTTCCTATATCAGAGTTACTAGGAGATAATGTAAATGCCACAAATGATACTCTAACAGCTTCCGATCGCAAAGACATTGCAAAAAGCCTTGATGAGATGATGGAGCAACTTGAGAGCGGAACTGATAGCCCTTTGATGTACAACGGGCAAGAGCTTAGTGAAACTTCAAAGGCACTTCTTCGCAATGCTTTAGAATATGCACTTACAGAAACAAAGAAGGAAAATAAGGTAAAATATAATCCGAACAAGAATAAAGGGTGATAGAATTGAATACCGAAAAAACACGCAAGAAAATAAGAACAATCATTGCATATTATGAGAGAATGACTGGCAGTCGTGATCCGATCCGGATTGCAAAGTTTGCCGGAATAGGAGTCGTAATTTGCCAATTAAATGAACTATCCGGATTTTATAAATTGATAAAACGCAAGAGGTGGATATTTATCAATGAGGATCTGATGGATACAGATATGTTTAGAGTGGTAGTCGCACACGAATTAGGACATGCTTTTTTGCATAGAACCAAGGAATGTGCATTTATAAAAAATCACACTCTACTACTTACTTCGTGGGTAGAGCGTGAAGCTAATATGTTTGCAGCAGAATTGTTAATTCCTGACTGCGATCAATATCAAGTTGTATATCCCAAGGAATTGATGGATATAAAGTTATGAATTATTTGTGAACTTTTTGATTTTAATATTGATTTTTACCTGCTTTATGGTATTATGAATATACCAAAAGCCTTATTCGTTAAGGACACGGCCTTTTAAAGGAGAAAAGAACCTTATTTGTTAAGGTATGAGCAGGTATGTCATTTATGGCATACCTAATTTTTTTATTCAGGAGTTTTCCATGAAATATGATGTATATGGCATTTATCTAATTAACTTTAAAAACAACACTGGAGGAGAACTATCTGGCAACCATTACGCTGTAGTTCTGACAAATATACGCAAAGAGTGTAAAACATTTTTAGTGGCGCCTATCACAAGCAAAAAGCCTGGTAAGAAGTATAGGAACGGAATCACTATTAATTGCCTCAAATACCAACAAAATCCAACTAATGACAAGGCTTTCATCATGGTTGATAAAATAAGAGAAGTCTCAAAGTTTAGAGTCTATGGCGATAAACAGTATGACCTAGATTCTGATGATATAGCAAAGTTGAAAGAATCAATGGCGAAAGTTTTAAATTTGCAATAACACTGGTTCTTGTTTTAAACTTGACTAAACCTCGTTTTAAGATATTTTAAAACAAGTTTTTAAACAAGATAATAAAAAACCACCCGGATAACTGAGCAACTGAAACATACACAATGCTGTAGAGCTTAGAGGGAAGTTTTAAATTTATAGGAGAGTGTGAAATTGGAAGATATTAAAAGTAGACTTGTTGATAAAAGTATTGAGGCATTTATTTTAGGACTGGAGATTTATAATAAACCGACTATTCGATATAGAATTGAGGGTTTTAGCTTCTTTATTTGCAATGCTTGGGAACTGATGTTAAAAGCGGAATTGTTGAACAGAGGTGAAAGTATATATTTCACTGACTCACCTAATAGAACCCTTTCTTTACGAGACGCATTGCAAAGAGTTTATACAGACAAAAAACAACCTCTCAGGGTTAATCTTGAGACTATTATTGACTTAAGAGATACAAGTACTCATTTTATAACCGAGGACTATGAAACTATATATGCCCCATTTTTTCAGGCTTGTGTTATAAATTTCTGTGAGCAAATAAAAAGGTTTCATAAAATAGATATGTCAGAGCACGTGTCTCCAAATTTCTTGACGCTTTCTATTTCGCTAGATGTTCTAACCAACAATGAAATTAGGGGAAAGTATTCTGCTGAAATGGCTGATCGTTTTATTGCAAACAAAAGTGAGTTGGACTTTTTACAGAGTACTAATCAATCGGCTGATTTATTCATACCAATCAGGCATGAATTTGTTCAGATAAAGGATAAGACAAAAGCTGATTTTACATACTCTGTAGATTCAAGCTCTGATATGCCGGCTAAAATCATCACCAAACTGCAAGATCCAAAAGATAAATATACGTTATCAAGAAAGAATGTTATTTCCTTAGTTAATAAGCAAATTAATGTCAAAAATATAAAGTTTGATTATGTATCTTTTAAAGGTGATAATGTCTTCAATGACTATGCACTGAAGCTAATTATGGATTTCTACAACTTGCAAGATGATGAAAGGTACTGCTTTCAATTCGTATCTACCAGAAGATACTCTAGTCAATTAGTGGAGTTTGTTATAGAAGCTATAAAGAATGACTCAAATATTGTTTGTACGATTTTAAAGCATAAAAAAAGATAACCCCAGGCACATAGGAATTCTAAGCTTTAAGCCTACTCCACTTCAGGAACCCAGTGTTTATCCTTCACAAGTTATCTATGGTTATATTCTATGTTGTACACAATACTTTGTCAAGTTTTAGAATATTAATTTTTTATTATTGCCATTTTCCTGATGTCGTGAAAATGGTAAGTATTTGATTTTTAACATTAAATATGCTAACCTAAAGATTTTTATATTAAAAAAGCCACCCGGTACGCCAATACCGAATGGCTGTGTATACCGTTGCAAGCTTCTGCCTGCAAACAATATAACTCTGAACAAGTCATATTGTACCACGCATAGTAGCACCTTGCAACAGGTGTTATTTTTATACCCAAAAAGGAGGTACATATGGCAAAAGCTAAATACAGTAAAGGAAAAGACGGCTACTTCCGTGCGAAAGTATGGGACGGCACTTACAACCCTGATGGATCCAAGCACAGAATAAACTTAACATCCAAGAAGTCCAGTGCTGATTTAGAGAAAAAAGTAAATGAATTTAATTTAAAAGTTCAAAATGCAGAGTTTACTCCGCAAGCGGATGATACTTTTTATGATTATGCCCTCATGTGGCTTGATACATTTAAGACTACAAAAGAGCTTGCTACTTACAAGATGTATGAAACTATAATCAATAAGTACTTTTCTGATTTTAGAATTATAAAAGTTCAAAGTATCACAAGGCATCACATACAAAACTTACTCAATGATAATGCTGACAAGCCTAGAACTTGTCAAAAGATCGCTTTAACCTTTAAGCAAATCATTAAGTCGGCCATAAAGGACTCTATTCTTACTCAAGGCTCGTATCTTATACTTTGTGACGGCCTGCTACTGCCTAAGTATAAAGCTAAAGAACGCCGACCACTTACAAAAGCTGAAGTATCGGCTATAAAAGCAGCACACTTCACTGATACAGAAAAATGCTTGGTTTATATACTGTACTCTTGTGGTCTAAGACGTGAAGAAGTGTTGGCATTGACTGTATCAGACATAGACTTGGAGGGCTCTAATTTAAGCGTAAATAAGGCTTTAGCGTTTGATGGTAATAAATCATACATCAAAGGTACAAAGAGCCACAGAGGCAATCGCAGTGTTCCTCTCACACCTGATTTAAAAGAATTTCTGCAAGGATACTTAAAGGGCTGCAGGTACTATCTATTTGAAAGAGAAGACGGTACGCCTTACAAGCTTCATCAATATAAGGATACGTGGAAGTCTATCAGAGCAAAGATAGAATCATTAGATCCGACATCTGAAGGACTGACAGCACACATATTCAGGCATAACTATTGTACTCGCCTTTGCTATCAGGTACCTACACTGTCAACTAAAATGATTGCGAAGCTTTTGGGGGATTCGGAGAAGATGGTATTAGATATTTATAGCCACATACTCGAGGAAAAAGAAGATGCTCAAACGGCTGTTTCAAATGAATTTTCACTGTAA